AACCAAATGCGTCTCCCGAAGCCGCTTATCCCAATCCCCGTTTATTCCCTGCCTCTCACGGATATTATCCCAATGAAAATCCAAATACAAACTCAATTGGCATACCGAAATTACCAGCCAAAAAAGATGATCTCCGGATGGGTCTCGGTATCCCCGCCTATCAAGGTTCATTCGTTAATGAAAGAGTTCCTATGTAATCGTCTCAATTTATGATTTGAGTTATAATTTGATGTTGATTTTCTCGACCCCATTCAACGATCGTCCAATATCTCTTCAAAAAATCCTTTTTTATCATATGATGTTTTATTTGATTATCATATATTCTTGGAAAAGGTTTAACTATTTCGGTATTCACGGGCTCTTCCGGAATCTGTTCTATCGACGAAATCGGTGGTGGTTCAAGTTGTTTCGGTTCAACAATTTTAGGACAACCTTTCAAAAGCCATTGTTTTATTTTGTAATAATTCCAATTTATCTTAATCGGTTTTACCTTCTCTTCTTTTTCTTCTTTTTCTTCTTCAATGGGTTCAAAAATTGTCTTATCTTCTGTAAATAAAGGCAAAATAAGTTGCGGTAATGGCTCTTGATGTTGTTGAATAAAAACAGAATAGGTTTCTTCTTGTGGTTTAGGAAGGTCTCTCCATTCAATTTCATCGTTCCAATTTTTTTTATATCCAGCACGGTTTTTAATAATGTCAAAACAAAACCAAATTTCTTCATGAAAACCCCAAATCGTAAAATAACAATCATTTAACTGAAATTCTGTTAATCCATCAATTTTCACGTGATTCCGTAAAGTGCATAAAGCATTAATCCAATCCGCTAAACGTGCTAATCCAACCCAAGAAGCAATAAATATTTCCTCCCAATGAATATATTTCGTAAATAACTCACTGTATTTTGATTTTCCATTCTTCCAATTTCCACGATATAATAAATCATCTTTCAAAAATATTAATAAATCATTTCGCTGAATATCATAATGACGATTACCTCTTTTTAATAAATGTAAATCATTCTTCTCAAACCATTTTTCGATGAGATGAATTTCATATTCATCCCAACTTATCATTTTATTTCAAAAAATATTATAATTAAATAAATCTAACTCTCATCTCATCAATTAACTTACTATATAAAGGACAATCAATCGTCCATTCTGGTGGAGTTCTCTCCATTTTATCTAACATATCACCTAACCATAAATTAGAATCTTGCGAACACTTTAATATCCATTTAAGCCATTGAACCCAAGAATCATCTTTCCATATCAAATTCATATCCAAATTTTGACAAGCAATATCTAAAAAAACATTCCACCAATTCATCTTCTTCTCATATTCACCCTTTTCCATATAAAAATCAGGAAAATAACTATCCATCCAACCCTGTTTTCCCATCTCCTTCCACTCCATAATTAAACAACGCACGTGTTTCATATCCTCATTCGTCAAAAAATCACTATCCCATTCCGTCTCTTCCACTCCACAACATTCCTCCACTTTCGGCTCAATCTCCTTACGCTTCTGCTCCAAAACATTTTCCGTAATACCAATTCCCCACGAAGGACACAAAACAGACCACTTGTATCTCAATCGCAAACCCCAAGAATCAACATTCGGTTTCAACTTATTTTTCGCATTTTCCTCAAATCCCACTTTAAATCGCTCCCAACATTCCCGATATTCTACCAATCGATGTTCCAACTGGCATTCCTCTAATGCCTCCCACATATAAGAACGCCATTTCCACGCAACCTCATCATTCACCTTTAACGGTAATACAAACATCGCCCACGGCAAAAAACGTAATGGCAAAATCCCAACATACCACATCGTCGCCAAATAATGAGTCATTACACCATAAGGAGCAATACCATCCTGATTATCATCTTCCTGCTTCTCATATGCCTCCAACCATTGACGGGAAACCAACTCGATCGCAGTTGTCGTCCATTTCTTCCAAGAAATAATTGTCGAAACTTGATGCTCCTTCTGGAAAAAGTTCCAATATTGAATCCAATCTCGTGGCAAACTATTCACACCATCATATAAATAATTCTTCATCTTACTATTCACCTGACGCTCCAATGCTTGTGTGGGCCACCCTGTCCCTAAAAATGTTTTAAATACTCCATCATACCAAATACTTTGCGCCACTCGCTCCGTCTGTATCTTACGAAACCACTCATATATCACAAAAAATGGCTTCCAATAACCAAAATCTCCCGAATTTTTCCACCAAGTTTGAAACTCCTCTCGCATACTATCGTGGTTTTTTGGCGTCCATTTATTAAAAATATTTCGCAAATCTTTCATTCTCGCATTATATGGATTTAAAACCTGCGGTTGCCACGCTTGACCCGCAAAACGCTGAAAATCACTCGAAGCAGGCGCACTGGCTGACGTCTTTGGTTCGGTTGAACCACGCCAAGCCGAACGAGAAGCAGACTCCCCATGAGAATGGTTCGCTTTCCGGAAATCTTGGGGCCATACAGGCGTCAAAATTCCCTGAGAACACTTCTCTTGATAAGAGTTTAAAAAGGTGATACATTGAGGAGATACAAGAAGAGGATTTCGATAAGAAACGCCGTTGGCTAACAAAGCGGAACGGTCATTCCAAATCTCACTCCGAGGGCAGACGTATCTCCACTCCATCGCTAGTAATTATAAAAAAATTGATTCTTTTAAATGGTTGAGGATAAAGAGATAAAAATGTCAAAATCTGGCGATTCAAAACACGAATCGCCAAATGTGCCGAAATCATCTTTTATTCGTTGGGGTCCTCGTCTTGTCATGAGATGGGAAGCCCCTGAAAAATTAAAAGAGATTGGCGTTCATCTTCAACAATGGTTCGGTTCTTCTGCTTTCTGGGAAACCGTTCATTCTATTGATAAAAAATGGATTTACGACCATCCAGAAGAACATTACATTTGGTTAAAATTGACACCAAAAAGTTATCGAGGATATCTTATTTTTTTCCCATTTCACGGTCGTAATTGGTCTATTTTCCTCCATTGTGGTGAAAATAATGGTGCGTATGAACTTTATTTTCTTAAATTTCGTCTCAATTCTCAAATCTATCAAGGAACTTGGTGGGTTGTAGAACTAACTCAAAGTAAAACCTCTAACGAACATTGGTCGTTATGGTTAGAAGATTGTTGGTTTATGAAAGGACAAGATCTTCGTGGAATGCGTCCAACGGAACGTAATCAATTTGCTCGTCAGCAGATGGTTCAAAATTGGCAACCAGATCCCGCCATTGAATCCGTTGAGTTAAAATGGAAACCCACTTGTATGGGTTCTCAATTTTCTGCGATGCTATATTTTTTATCCAAGCAATCTCACCTTGATATCACAAATATTAGATTCTGGTTTTCCAGCAATAATGAAAATAAAACCAATCGTAATGACGTCCTTCAAGTTTATTCTTGGAACGGAAGTATCTATGGATTCGAAAAAACATTTCACACTTTGGTAGAAAAAGAACAAAGCATTATCCTGCAAGAAGAACAATCCAATCTTAATTGGAATCCATCTCACTGTATTCACGCTTGCTGGAAAACTACAAATCCCGATATTTACGAATTATCGACAATGGATCGTGAAGGAGATCACGGTATTGCAATTGGACGTGCCTGCGTTCCCTCCATTCAAGTCAGTTTAAATTTAAAACAACTATTTAAAGACCCTACAATTTCAGTATTATGGGTATATTGTGAATGGCATAATTGGTTTGGGAGATGGGTTCCGCTACGTGTAGCAACTGAGAAAGAACGTCAATCGAGAAAATGGAAAAATCTTCCAGAAGGAAACCCGCCCAAGAAGTTCTGGCTTCCCAAAAATAAATGGTATTCTCTACCAGTTCCTGATTTGGAATCAATTTAATTACTTATCAACAAATCGTTTTGTTAATAATTCTAACTAGAATTTGGTTGTTTCGTAAAATGTTGAACCGCCTTCAATAAAATAGGAACTTCCTCCAAATTCCACGCACCTCGCTTCTGTCCCACAAACACTGCCTGGATTAAAATCTCAATTGCCTTCTGTGGAGTCATTTCCTCCGTCGAAGAACCATTAATACTATTACCTGTTGATGACATCCTGATATCCATTATCAGGATTTTATTCATTGAAAATAGACGCAATTAAAAATATTCCGCTTTATTAGAAATGCCAAAGAAACAAACCGGTGGTGATTATACCAAACAATTTACCTTCCCATTAAGTCCCTGCTATCAAGACCCCGAAATCTTCCAAAAAGGATTTCACTCCGGTGGTGGCTCTGTCCCTCTTCGCATTCCAACTCCTTATGACTTAGGTGTCAATATCTGTCCCCAATGCGGTGGTATGCGTCTCCCTCAAAAGAAAACCACCAAGAAAACCACCAAGAAAACCACTAAGAAATAAGGTCATCGATTGAAAATCCAGCATTTGGCACTGGTCTTTCTTCCTGAATCATTTTTGGTCGAAACTCCTCCAAGATATCACTCATTTCTCCCTTATCTCCATCCCATGTTGCCATCTCCATGAGATATCCCTTCTTTTTATAAAAGCGCTTTCGTTGTTGTGCCTGATTTGAAAATATACTGAAATCATCCACAATATCAACCACCAATGGCTCTTGACGTGTATTATCACCCGGTTTAGGACGGATTCTTCCAACGGCTTGCTCGATTTGCGTCTTTGGTGTGGCTAACAAAATCGTATCAATTGTTGAAATATCTAATCCTTCTGCTGCCATTGGATATGTTGCTAAAATAACGGACTTCTGGGCGGACTCTTCCAAATCATTCTGCTTCATTCCACCTACGTAATAACCAGAATCGATTGAACGCTCATTTAATTGAAACTCAATTTCACGTAATAATTCACGCCGATCACTTAAAACAAGAACTTGTCTATCATCTTCCCGCACCAAATCTTCTAAAATCTTTACGATGGCGGAAATTCTAGGTTTAAAGTCAGCCAAGTTATTAATCATTGCTGCCCGATTATGTTGCCCGTTATTTAAAATTAATTCATCTCGATATTGTCGATTTTGTGAATGAAAGAAAATTCGACGAACTCTCGAAGTTGTCTCTATTTTGGACTTCTTCTCATAAACAATTTCTCCAACAAACCATTTCAAAACTTTTGTTAAACCATCATTTCTCTCTGGCGTCGCACTTAATGCTAACATATAAGGACATTGAATCTTCATAAACGATTTTGAAAACTCTTTTGAAGGAATACGATGGGCTTCATCCAAAATTAAAAAACCAAAACTATCAAAAGCGTGCAAATCATATTCTTTCATCGCAACACTTTGAACCATTCCTATCACAATATCCTTATTCTCAATCTCTACTTTCGGTCCTTGGACTTTACCAATTCTCGCATTCGGTAAAACTCCCTGGATACGCTCAATCCACTGATTCATTAAAAATTCCTTATGGACTAATACAAACGTCTTCTTCTTTAATTGTGAAATCATATAACACGCCGCAATTGTCTTTCCCCAACCACAACCAACCGATAAAATACCCCCTCCCGTTCTCTCAAAACTACTCATCACAATTGAAACTGGATCAACCTGATGGTCTCGTAATGAACCAGAGAAAGACAAATGAATATCATCACCTGCCGGAATTCGAATCTGATCCGGATTCCCAAAACGATGGATTCCATAAAATTTTGGTAAATATAATTTTGAACTACATTCTCGATAGATTGGAAACTTTTGAGGAGGCTCACCAAAATCGATTGGGGAATAGGGCGAAACCGTACATTCCTGACGACAGGATTTTAATATTTCTTCACTCCATTGCGATTTTAATAAAATATATCCACGTTTTCCCAAATAAGAACGAATCTGCTGTGAAGCCATCTTGTTTTAACAATCTTTAAACCTCCTTTAAATCAATTTTTTATTGTAAGTATAAAAAGTGATTTTAAAATATAATGTTATTAAAGTAATATCATGAAATCTCCTTTACGATATCCAGGTGGTAAAACAAGAGCACGAAAAATTTTATATGATTATGTATGTGAATATTTTGGAAACTCAATCTGTGAATTATATAGTCCCTTTTTTGGTGGGGGATCATTTGAATTATTTTTACAAGAAAAGTCTGGATGTAAAATTATCGCAAATGATTATTTTAAACCATTAGCATCATTCTGGCAATCATTTATTTCTAATAAAGATGAACTATGTAAAGAAATTAAGAAAAAACATCCTTGTTTGAAAAGTGATTTTATAAATTATAGAAATAAAATTATGAATGAAGACGATATTTTAGAACAAGCAACAATGTATTATATTATAAATCGTTGTAGTTTTAGCGGTGCTACTTTAAGTGGAGGTTTTAGTGAAACTGCATCAAAAGAACGATTTAGTCAAAACCAAATAAAACAAATTGAAGATTCTAAAATAAATAATTTGGATTTCCATCAACTTAATTTTTATGATTTCATAAATCAATATGTTCCACAATCATTAACTCATAATCAACTTATTTTTCTTGATCCACCTTATTATATTTCAAGTAAATTATATGGAAATAAAGGAGATCTTCACGATAATTTTAAGCACGAAGAACTTGCTAAGATCTTACAGAATTATAATAGATGGATTTTATGTTATAATGATTGTGATTTTATTAGAAATTTATATAAAAACTATCAAATCATTCCAGTTAAATGGTCTTATGGTATGAATACTTCTAAAAATTCGAATGAAATTATTATCATTAAATCATAAAAAAAATGAAAGATATTATCCAATAGGATAATGTCTTAAAAATGGCGAATTGTAGAAAATCAGGAGATCAATTTGAAGCAATTTTTATCAATCTAGTTTTAGAAAAATATAATACAAAATATATTGATAAAAATACAGAAAAAAGAATTATCACTTTGTTGAATAAATCTAATGAAATCACAATTGGATTACGAAACAAATTAAGTAAAAAAATATATGATTTTTTAGATTCATTGTTGGTGAATAATGATATGTATTCATTTATCAAAGTAAATTGTGATAAAAATGGTTGTGGTAAAAATGGAGATACAACAGACATTGAATTAATCACCGAAAATAATGATATATTTTCTTTTTCACTGAAAAAAAATAATTTATTTGTTAAACATCCAAGACCAAACGCATTAGCGACTCAAATAGGACATAAACGAAATTCAGATTATGACAAAAAGATTAAAAAAGAATATAGTGATGTTGTGGAAAAATATACAACAAAATGGTTAGATAATAAACATATATTCTTTGAAACAATTTCGATTGATGAAAAATATTCGTTATATGAAAAATTAAATGAATGGTATGTCAAAAAATTAAATAAGATGGGATGCCGACAAATAAGTTCTTTTTTATCGTTTTTATTATCACCTCCCAAAGTTAATACAAATAAGTTC